ATTTTATTTAGTTTTAATACTATTCAAAGATAAACAGGTCATATCACCGTGATACCATAAATGGTCCCCATCAGGGGCAGTCCCTCAAAGTTTAATCGATGAGGTGATCACAGACGTGATTCAACAAAATCTAGCGAAATTGCGCTAGCCACTCCTCATCAAGCATGTCATATTCGTCTGGTACTTGTTCGTACTTGACTTTCATCAATGCCTGATTTACCTGGCCTAAAAATAACCTGTAAAATTCTCCACCATGCGCCGCTGCTTCTCTTAGCGCAGTATCAATCTGACAGTATAGTTGTTCTTTTTCGTCGGGACACTCTCTCATCCAATTCGTCATCTCATAGATGGTGTCCATATCTATGGGTGCTCTGATGAAGTTTGGATAGACTGGATGTGGTCTAAATCCTCTCTTTAGAAATCTCAATTTCTCCACAGGCTTCATCTCCTGCTCTGCTCCACTCTTGTCGGCTGTGGTGTATTCTATGCCGTGATCTGCGAAAAATGCCGTGATAAATGCGGGGTTCCATTCCTCGAACTCTTCCAAAATCCATGCGACTATGTTGTCGTCACCATAAATGATGCAGGCAACGTCGTCCGCAAATGATTTTATGCCTCGTCCTGTCTTCAAACCTGCCTCCAAATATGCTAGTGCCATGTACATGTATCCAACCATTGTGTTAAGTATGACTGTTAGGGGATTTCCAGATGGATTTCCCTGTGTTTTGCGATGTATAACATTCATAACTATCTGTGTGGTGTGGACAAATTCCGCTGAACAAATCCTCATGGCCACTGCAAACTGCTCTTCCGTGAACTGTATCTCTTCTCCGTCGCTCAGGACAATGGTGTAAGCCTCCGGTTTCTGCCATTCCTGCGTTCCATCTGACCTGTGAATCTCAATTGGTCTGAATGTCCATGCCGTGATCAAATCCATTGCCGCCTGTATACAGTCCGGGTCGAGGGTGCCGTCGTACATTCCATAGTCTCCGTCAATTCCTGAGAGGGCCTTCTTCTTCATTGCCTGGTAAATCTCCGTCCAGGCCGGTCCGTGCGCATTCACTCCTACTGCTGAATAGTCCTTGCAATTATTGCCATAAAACCATGCACTAAAGTGCATTGTCAAGGCTCTGATTGCCAGTGTCATATCAACTGGTGCCATTGTGAATATTCGTGTTTTCACCTCTCTCACTTTCTTGATCGGTCGTCGCTCATCTTTCGTGCAATG